ACAGAACCAGCCAAAACTCCTACCTTTGGAACCACTACTCCTACCACTGGAACCTTTAACTTTCCAGCACCAGCCAAACCTCCTACCTTTGGAACCACTACTCCTACCACTGGAACCTTCAACTTTCCAGCACCAGCCAAACCTCTTACCTTTGGAACCACCACTCCTACCACAGGAACCTTCAACTTTCCAGCACCAGCCAAACCTCCTACCTTTGGAACCACTACTCCTGCCACTGGAATGTTTAATTTACCTCCGATTAAACCACAAAAGGACAAAAAGGCCAAATCAAATAGAAAAAAAAAGATGGTGAAGAAGACTATCAAAAAAGCAAGAATTGTCAAGATAAAGATAATTAAGAAGAAGTAATATCATCACTTAAATCACTCATATCACTTATTTCACTTAAAACATCGTCATCGGTCGAAACCACTTTTTTATAATTATCATATAACTTAAGACCGATACTAATCATATCGATATTATATTTACTTTGAATTTCATCATTGATGGATAATAAGACGAGATACTTATAATATTCATCACCAGCAACTTTATATTTCACAATTTTGTCATTGAAGTAATTTGGAATAATACAATTTCCAAATAAAAGAACAGATAAGATTAAGTTGTTTTTTATGGCCATATAGTTGTAATAGAGATGTCTAACATAACTCATTATTACTTATAAATAAAAAATGATTATATATTTTATATATTTTACGATATAATGGAAGATATACGTTTATTTATGAAAAAGAATGCCTCTCTTTATAAACTTTCAATAGCTTATAGAGATGGTTACAATCTTTATAGATATAAATTTGATGACTTTACTTTATTATTCAAGGAAACTGATAATGGTGTCGAGTTAAATTATGAAAAGAATGATTATAGAAATTTCAACGAAATTCAATTGCTTTTATTTGATTTATTTGATTATAAAAATATTGAATATATTGATGTCTTTCTACAATTGAAAATAGAAAAATCAAAGACCCCTATTCGTATCGAAGATATTTATAATGATTTCTATGATGATATAAATAAGGAACTTATCTGTGTTAGAAATTTAATTGTAAATGAAGAAAAAATAATTAAATTTAAGATTATCGTATATGATGAACGCGAATATAAACTTTATTATAACTCTGAAACTATCTCGGGTTTTAATGAGATATTAGAAAAAATAGATAAACTATTATAAGAGCCTACTTAAATCAGCTTTTTTAATTTCATCTTTATGATTTTTAAAGATAGTTGTGATATAACTATAAGCATCATTAATCTGTTCAAATGAAACACCTCCTGTAATTAAAACACTTCCACTTTCAAAGATAGCAACCGTAATTTTCTTACAATCCTTTAATCCATTTCCACTACCCTTTCCAAAACAATTATCACAACATCCACAAATACCATTTTGTTTATCCTTATTTTTATTCCAGAAAAACTCCAATTTTACTCCGTGATACTTACCGGGTTCGAAACTACACTTATTATTATATTGGTCACTAATGAGAATTTTATGTAACACCTTTCGTCTAATAATAAATTTATCTGTCATTTCAGGATTGGAATAGGTTTTGAAATCGGTATTAATCATTCGAATATGGAAATTATTAAAACCAATCGCTTCATTAAAATTCTCATTAGAACTAATCTTGGGATTCAATTTATGAATTCGTTTCAATTCTTCAATCACTTGATTTACAATTACATTCACATCATCTTTATTTTTAACCCCCGTAATTTGAATATTGCCATTCTTGAAAATCTTCAAATTAGGATAATTATCAGCCTTATATAAGACTGTTACTTGATTGTCAAATGACGTCTTTTTTGTGGTGTTTTTAACATTTCTCTTCTTTTTCGGATAAACACCTCGCTTATTATCTCCCTCTATTTTTGGATAATGTATCCAAATAAAATTCGACTTACCTTCTATAGTAAAATTTTCATAAAGAACAACTAAATCAATATTAATTCCTAAATCGACATTACAAGTAATTGTGCTAACCTTATAAGGAGTAAAATAAATATCATCCATTAGAAATTAATTTGATTACGATATATAAAGGTTTTAAATCTTTATATCATTTTTTATTTTCCCGAAATCTTGTTCAAATAAGAGGTGTTTAAAATTTCAGTAGTTGAATTTGCAGCAATCATCGGTGGGACATTTAGGATATAGGTTTTATCATTATTTGCGTGAGCTTCTCTAAATTCATCAATGGTCATTGTGCCTCCAAACATCTTTAATAGATATCTCGATGGAGCTGGTCGAATTGTCTTTGTGATTCCACATCTTTTAGCAATCATCTGTATCCAACTATTAATTTCCCAGACCTTATCACTTCCACCATTAATAGAAAAGTTGTAGGCACTTTTACATTCAAATGAACAAAAATAACCAGTAACGTAATAGGTGTCATTGATGGAATCATAGTTATAAGGTAAACCATAAACATTTCCCTCAATTAAATGACAGCACCAATAACAATGAGTATTATTTTTATTTTGAAAGTTATTTATATTTGCGTGATAAAATTCATTATCACAAGAAATATCACTTACATCATTATTAAAATAACAAATACTTTCATAAGGTGATGGCTCGTCCACAATTCTATCATCATTTTTTTCATTATTGATGATAGCATTAATCTTATTTTGAGATATTGGTATTTGAATTATAATATCATTGGTATCATTTTCACGTATCATACTATCAATAATATTCTTCTTGTTTGATTTCTTTACAACCACGTCACTAACAACTTTCTTTCGAGGCATATTAGAAATATATTACGCCTTATTTTCTTAAGTAATTAAAGAAAACTTCTTTAATAGTCCCTAATACCTCACTTATATCTTTCTTATTTTCAGTAATTGAATAAGGACATTTATTTACAGATAAATTTCTTACTTCTTTTTGAAGCTCTTGTAACGCACCTATGAAATAAACAAAAGAGATTATAATCACTATAAATACAATAAATAACGTTAAATCCATTATTTATTATAAATAAAAAAATTAAATTCGGAAAGCATATTCTACCGTTCCATTGATATATCTTAGGATATTAATGGTTCTCACATAATAATTCAATCGATATTTATAAGTATAAGGTTGTACTCTTCCTCCCAATCTTGTTAATTTATCATTCAATTCCAAATTATCCTCTTTATTTGTATAAACATAAAGAGATGTTTGAATAGTTGAATTATCAGCACAGCCAGACGGTTGAGATTTCTCAGGGAATAAAGCATATGAATAACAATAAATACCTTGTTTTGGAATACTTGTATGATGTCTGTGAGGTTGAATTATATTAAAGAAGTTTGCGTCATTTTCAGCCACCCTTTCAATCGTCCTATTATACATAATCATTGCTTTACTCATAATAGGCTTATCGTTATTCTCGACGACACTATTGGTATAATTAGTGAGATTATTGAAACGATAATAGTCATCTCTTTTTAATGTCCAAATGATTTCCTTAATAGGAGTATTTACTCCTTGTAAGGCAATCTCATTTGCTAAATCAACACCGGGATTAACGACTGTTTCGGTACTCATTACCATTTTATCAACAATAACATCAATTTGAGGTGTTATGTTTAGCTGAGTGAGTTCATTATTATTAAGAAAGGTAATATTAGCCTCCACATAAGCATTTATTTGCTTATTGGTAATAAAGGTATCAAATGAGATTTTATCATTTGGATTTAATTCATTATAAAAGGCTGGACTTACAAATAAATTTAAATCACTTGAATAAACCTGATAAAGATTTTCAATACTTTCAAGTGTAATCTCCAAATAGAAATTATTAGCAATTCCAATTTTTGATAATAAAACGCCCAATGATGGATTTTTTGTAAAATTAAAGGATAATGGAACAATTATTTCTCGACCCTTAATAGAAGCAACACCTGTAGCTTTATTACCAATTGGATAAGCATTAGCATATCTATTATTATTGATAGTAATGATTGGAATGTCCATTTTAGGATTAAAAAAACTACTTAGATTTCCAGTAATTTTATTGAAATTATCTTTAACATTTTCAGTCAATTCATTTGAGATAATTAACCATTCACCTGTAAGAACATCTAATACCTGATTATTATAAATCAACTCAGCCTTTTTTATTAATAAAGTTCCGAAATTAGGTATCCATCTGAATTTATGTATATCACTTGAATAAATATCTGGTAACTTGTATCTAAAATAAAGTCCATTCAATATATTTCCCACATTTGTTATATAACACCTAAATTTATTTTCATTTCCACTTAAAGAAGGTTGTGTTCCGTCAAAATATAATTTTCGCGTATCCATTGCGAAATTCGTATGTCGCTTATAAACAAATTTATAATAACTCATAAGAGGAACTATATTAGTATCACCTGGTGTACCAACAAGATATGATAATGAACTACTATTGGCTGTTACAAGTTGTGCTATAGGACCCGTATTAGTCATTTATTACTACTATTATTTTATTTTTTATATTGGTTTAATTGGTAATTCTTTTTCATTATCAGTATCGTACATATCAAAATTAACTCTATTACCAATCTGGAATGTTCTTGTGGTATTAGCCGCTAATTTAATCAAAGTATTATCAAATTTACTATTATATAATTTTAGGACATCATCACTGGAAAGAGCATAATTATGATATGTTAAATTGGCCATTTTAAGAGGCACGTCCTTGGTTATTTCATCACTCTCAGTTATAGTTCTTACACTATTAATACCAGCATCTTCAAAATGAGGGAAAGGATTTAAATATAAATATCCCGCATTTTTCTTCATCACCGTGGAATAACTATTAGTATTATTTTCATTCGCAAGTTCGTTATTTAATGTAGAACGGTCAGATATTAAAGTTCCATTAAAATAAATTTTACAATTGGTTCTATTTACAAATAATTCATCTTCATTGGCAGGATTTTCTTGCATAACAATTGTAACCATATTGAAAGTTTTGTTATACATACGATTATCAATATCCTTAATTCCCAATTTATTTTTCTTACTGTCTAACAAAGAAGAAGCTCTACAATTCAACTTTTCAGAAGATGAATTAAATGTATCAGGATGATTAATATTATTATATTCGACAATTAATTCAGTACCGTCATTACTTAATTTTACTAAAGGATTTTTAACTACAATATTAGCTTTTGGTTTTAAATCACGATCAACAGTATCACAACTATAGTTATATTGATTATAAGGTAATTTATCTTGAACACCCTTATAAAATAAAACTATATATTTTTGTTTTTCTGCTGTACTATTAATAAGATTATTATTAAAATCTTTAATGTTATAATATAACCAAAAATTATAGGAATATTCAGCACCTCCATTTTGATTCACAGATGGATTCAAGTCTTTATAATAAGGACTGTCTTTATTGAAAGTTTCTACTATACCCATAGGATTGTCAAATTCATAAATTCCCTTGAAAATCTCGGTATCGTGTTTATTCGTATTAAATATCTTAATGGAATTTACATATTCTCTATCAAATATTGAATAGGCAATAAATCCCATTATTAATATTAAGAAAATTGCTAATACGATTTGAATAAATATATCCAACATTTCTATTTAATTATATATATTTTTATATTTTATAAATGGGACTTCTTACGCCATAATTAGACAATCCTAATCTTGATAATATACCTCCAATGGGACCACTTGAATAATCATCATATATATCCTTTTGATTTAATTCATAATTATAAGTGGTAACTTTTGATATTAATCCTGAAAATCCGGGTCCCTCAGCAAAATCATTGGGACTTCCACCAATATTTAAGAATCCTTGAACATTTAAATTCAAATCTCTTAAATCCTTTATGCATCCTTCTAAAACGGAATCTTTCTCACCAGTACTTGTGCTATTCACGAGATCACCATCAACATAGGCGTAAATATAATTCTTATAAGAATTAGCATTACAGACAACAGCAATATGAACCCATCGTTGTAATGGAACATAAGGAATAACTATCCCTTGACGCATAAATTCAACAAGACTTCCATCCAATTGTGAATATTTAAATTCAGCAGTACTACCTTTCTTTGAAAAGCGGATATAAAGACGATTATTATTTTTATCAAGGAATATATATGGCGATGGTTTATTAATATTTACAACTTCCTCGGTTTCATTAACATTAAAAACATTCTTATACATTCCTTTATATTTATTCATATCGTGAAGATAAATCCAGAAACTAAAGGTACGTCGTTCACCATTTCCGGTTTTATCATAGGTAAATTTTATTTTGCGTTTTTCATTAGAAACAACCGGTGTTTTCGTTTCTTCAGCCACAACTTTTACTTGTAAGAATAATCGAGTGGTTATTAAATAATAGAGAAGGTATGCTAATAATACACATACAATTACAACAGCAATAAGACCAAAATAAATATATCCACTATTAAATAATGAATCATAATTTTCCTTTACTTTACTTGTTAACGTAGAGGAAGTACTTGATAATGTGTTTTTTAAACTGTCAAGAGGGTTAAAAGAACTTGGTGTAGAATCCATATTTATATCTATCTAATATTAATAAATAAATTTTCTATTTATCAATGTTAAATGGTAATTTCCAATATGCTGGAATGGAAACGATTTACTATAATTTGATTTATTCGTTTTTTTTTGTAATGATAAATAACTTAACATCTTCGTGAAATTACTAAGTCGTAAATTCTTATTTTTCTTATTTGGGATTTTAAATAATCCTTCTATGATACAAATGAATAGTTCTATACCTATTTCATTACATTTGCTCATTATAATATCGAAATAGCATAGATTTATCATAAATGATTTATAAAAAAGCTCTTTTTGTTTCTTAACCCCTTTTCTATTTTCATAAAGTTCCGTGATTAGATTTTCGTGAAAATTCAATGGTATTATCCATTGTTCTTTATTAATAATCCTACGCAAGTTATTTCTATTAAAAACATTTGAATATAAATCATCAATTGCTATGATATCATCATTGTGATTGAAATAGGTGTTAGTTACCATTCGAATAGCATTTGATAAATTAAAATCAGGATTATCAATTATTTTTGTCGCTTCATTAAACTTAATATCACTCTTATAGGATTTAAGGATTTCATAAATTTCCGTATTACTCATTACCGGTGTTTCAAAAATCTTACACTTCTTCTTTATATCCCCTAATCGTTTCACTATATTATTATTAATGATACAAATGATGGGTATATGTTTTAATTTATTGGTATTTGATTGTATGAAATTATGAAGAGTTATATTAATTGTACTATCTAATGATAATAGGATATCAAAGTCGTCAATTATAATAATTTTACGCGCATTATTATTGGTCAATGTTTGAATTAACGATGAAACAAAACTTTTATATAAAAGGTCGTTTAATTGTGCCGAAGTACAACAATTAAAACTATCGATATTTATGATGAATAATTCCAAATTTTTACATAAATTATTAATACTATAGGTCTTACCAATTCCACTATAGCCGGACATAAATATACAAGAATCGAATGACAATTTTTTATTATCATAGCTATTTATAATCCAATTTTTGATAATATCCATATTAGTAATTATTTAGCTACAATTCTTATAATAAGATAAATATAGTAAGAGAGAATGGCCAAGATGGGATAAATGATATCTAATGTAATCATTGTTTTTCCATTATAGGTCTTAATTGTTCCATTTTTATGAAACATTATCGATGGTTTTAATATAAATAAAAGAAGGAGGATTAGGATATAAATAAGGATAGGTATGAGTATCATCACTATTATTCTATAAATTAATTATAGAATAAATGATTATTAATTTGATAATTGTAATAGCAGTAATTATAATATTTGTAATTTTTATTTCCTATCAATTAGAGTCATTCACTGATAAAAATTATACCAATACAAATGTAATCTCTCCTGATTATTATTCCTATAATTCATATCTACCCTATGATATCATCAGTAAAAATAAGGATGATGTGATTTATGATTACGGTAATGATGAATTAAATGAAATCTTTCGAAAGAAATTTAACATCGATTATAAAAAGGTAATTACTTTAAGTGACGGTATTAATTGGTCGAAATGGAACGACGTAAATGAAATAAATCATTCCACAAGATTATATAACTATTATTTAAATGTTATTGATGATTTCTCAAAGGGTTTGAATGATAGTTGTTTTGATATCAATGGCTCCAAATATAAAATCATTAAACATCATCTTAAGAGATACAAATATTCATTAGATGATTCAAATACTAATTTATTAGATATCAGTGTTCTTATCTATCGCGATAAAAGACCTTTGGCAAAACATATAAAAATCCTCGCCATTTGTAATGGAATTTACACAAACTTCCTAATGATAAAGGTCATAGGAGTGGTACCTGAATGTCAACTGAAAACATCGATATCCACTTATGATATCACTAATGATGAGGATAAATATAGTCATTTTACACCCACTGAATATGTCAATTATGATATGAATAGTTTTATTTATGATACTAATGATAAATTGGCAAATTCGGAGGCCGAAGCCACTGTCTATTATAATCTACTTAAGGATTTAAGATAATAATAGTAATAAAAATATGTCTCATTTCGAATACGTTGTTGCTGGTGAACTCACTCCCGAATTTGAAGAAAAAACAAAAGAACTTCTTAAAAGAATTCAAGATGGTACTGCTTTTTACAACCTTACAAGATATACTGATGAGCCTCTTGAGGGAGATAAAAAGTATAGAACTATTATTCTTACATCTGCTTGGAATGTATGGCCGCCTCTTTTTGAGCTATTGAAGGGTGCTAATGCTACTTATATGGTCTATCATAAACATAGAGTTATATAGAGAATTTATTCCATTCAGAACGTAAATCTTCCATTATTTTTATAATTTCTTTACAATTATCAATAAAGAATTGCTTATAAATTTGAGTATCATTGGTTGACAAAGAGAAACGAACTATGAGACGATTGATGAGCGGGTGAGGACAAATATATCCCACATAAGAACAATTATAGGATTTGTATTTATTCTCATCGCGAATATATTTATTATGAAGAAGTGATTGAATGATATTCCCTAAGGTGTCATCTTCATTATCAATTTGAAAGTTGTAAGAATTTTCACAACTCGGAACTGCTTCGATATAAATAGAATCTTCATTTAATTTTAACATTAGATTCTCAAGTTTTTCAATAATGATATCAATGGCTTTCTTAAATAGATATTTATAAGAAAGACCATTTATAGATTCAATCTGAAAGTTGATACTGATTGGGTCACCATATTCATTTTTGATATAATTACGTTGTTTATCGAGAATATTATCTTTCGTTTCCTTGTCACTCTCCACAAAGAAGAAATTGGCTAATGATACGGGTGAAAAGGCGGCATTTAATTTACCAGTCCTTTTAATGGCAGTTGCTGTTATATGAATTTGTTCACCTGGTCGCAAACGAGTTATGAGTATATGAGATTTAGTAGTTTTATTGGGGGGAAATAAAGCCTCTAATTCCTTTTTCGTTAAATCTTTACCTTTATAAGTACCTGTGAAATGTTCAGTGGTGATGTTAGTTATTTCATTTGTCTTATTTTTGATATTTAACTCAAAATTATAATCATCATCCTCATAAGTATCAGTAATAGCTTCACTTACGTAAATCGGAATTAATCCAATTCTATGAATCATAAACTCATTATGAAGAGGTCCTGAATTAAATGGAATTTTTATGGTAGGTTCATCCTCACCATAAAAACCAACCACAGGAATTTCAGAAAGCAAAACTCTTCGAATGGAATTTACGATTGCTAAATCAACATTCGTAATTAGAAAAGAATGTCTGTCTGCCTTATCGTGATAATTATAACTCGAAAACATTTTTATCTTTATTTAAGATATTTATAATTTTTTATGTCATTTTTTTAATTTTTAATTTGTGAGTAATTTAATAAATGATTTTATTTTATAGTACAAGTTGCCAACATTGTTCTGTTTTATTAGATACTATTAAACGCCACGATACTAAAAAAACGATTAAATTAGTTTGTATTGATACAAAAATTTCATTAATAAAATCAAAAATCACAAATGTTCCAGCTCTTATGTTTCTTCCCACAAAGGAGGTTATTTATGGAAAAGCAGTTTTTGATTATCTTTTATTACCCAATCGGGGCTATCTATTTTCGAATAATAGTACTCGTGATAAAGGTAATAGTGACTCATCGTCATTAAGTGCGCCTGTACCTATGAATAATCAAGTGAGTGTTAATGAACCCCACGCTTTTTCATTAGGAAGTATTTTAAGTGATAGTTATAGTGACATTGATGATACCAATTCAACGATTTCTGTGAATAAGAATTATAAATGGGATTTAATTGATGGGTCTTCTACTTCCCCTCCACCCATTGACAAAAACTTTAAAGAAAAAGCTGACAAGAAATTACCATCTCTCGAGGAATTAACGAAAGAAAGAGAAAATCTATTTAAGGATATTAAATAATCTTAAATATATATAAACGTAAATGAGTTCATCCATAATTATATTTAATCAATATTATTATGACCTTTTGACTAAAATTAGAACTATCGCAAAGAAGCATAAGGAACATAGCTCTACTGCTGCTAAAGTTGTTGAGGTAGTTAAGGAGCATTATAAGGAATTTGATAAATCATCAGGTGATTATGTTTTATTTCTTAATGAGAATTGTAATGAGGATTTTTGGAAGTCCTATGTGGAGGTAAGTAAGGAAGATGCTGATGATTGGCTTAAGAAAGATGAGGTAAAATCGGTTTGTCTTTATAAGGATATTACTATTGCTGACATCACTAAACTCCTCAGAGATAACTTCCTATGTCATCATTATCTAAGTGTTCTATATATCTTTAAAAATGAGATGTCTGACGAGGATGCCGCAAATATTCTTAAGGTTCTTCAAACATTCCAAGAAGAGTTTGATTTGGAAAATAAGGATTTCAAGAAGGTGATTGAACGTCTCAACTCCATTAAAACTGATAAGGTAAAGTCTGATTCTAATTTTGATGGTATGGATAATCTTAAAGACACAACTATTGGTAAGATTGCTAAGGAGATTATCGATGATGTAAATATTGATAAACTCAAGAGCTCTCTTTATAATAATGATGGTGATATCTTCAAGGCTCTCGCAAATCCAGAGAATGGTCTTGGTGAGCTATTTACTACTGTAGGTAGCAAGGTTACCAATAAAATTTCATCAGGTGAATTAAATCAAGAGGCTATTATGAAGGACGCAATGAAATTTGCTTCTTATATGTTTGGTAAAGGTGAGGGTGGTGGTATGGATGATGCCTCAGGTTTTAATATGGCAGATATGATGAAAATGATGAGTGCTATGAATGGAATGGGAGGTGGTGGAAAGAAGGGAAGTAAAATGGCGATGAATAAACAGGGATTGCGAAATCTTGCTAAAAAGGCAGATTTACAAAAGAAGTTGGCAGCTAAAAAAGGAAAGTAATCGTCTTTAATTTTTTTATAATTCTTTTCAATAGAAAGAGATGAATTTTAAGGAAAAGCTAATCACAGTTGCGTCAGTGATTATTTTCGTATCACTAATTGCTGCTTTAATTTTCAGAGAAATGGGTTTTATCTTATTTGGATTAATTACGTGTATTTTCCTTTTTTATATTTATTTATATAACGAAGAGGTAAAAACAAAAAAAAGAGAGACATTGGATTTCTTTCATAGAGATGTTATTAATCAAAAGACCTGTGTGAAACCAACAAAAGATAATCCTTTTATGAATCCAAATATTATTGAAAAAACGAATTTAGATTTAAATGCTTGTGATGTTGATAATAGAAAGGTAAGAAGGGGTATCGATACCTATTTTAAAGACCCTGTATTTAAGGATGTCATTGATATCTATGATAGAAAGTTTTCTGAACGTCAATTTTATACCGTACCTGCTACAACGATTCCTAATGACCGCGAAGCTTATGAAAAATGGTTATATTCGAGAGATAAGACTTGTAAGGAAAATAATGGAGAAAGATGCTATTATAATATAATATAAAGTATAATTAGAATATATGGATAAAACAACTTATTTCGATTATCAAAATAATTTATGCTCCGACAGTTGCTGGCAAGACTTCTTAAATAAAGGTAATGATAAAATTATGAATTACAGCACTTTTGAAAATTATGCTCAATTATTACCTTGTGAAAGTCCCAAAGTCAGAGTTCCTGAATTTATGTTTGACCATCCCAATTTAAGAGGACGTCCTGGTTATGGTCTAACAGAGCCATGTTTAGTTGATACTTATAGTGATTTATTAATGAATGATGAAAAGGTTACAAGAGACAGATGTCGAATTCAATTAACTCAGAGAATTTTCACAGGTGTTCCTCAATTAAAGGGATGTGAAGTTGATTCACATAAGGAATTAGAATTATTAGCGGGTTCCGATTCCTCTTATCAAACGAGTGGATGTAAAAAGAGAATAATGGAAGTTCAAATGAAAAATCCCATTCCATTAGTAGATTGTATGAAAGATATTCAAAACCCTGAACATATAGTTCCAATATGGACGAATGGCGGTGAGGATACTCGTTCATATATAAATCGATTAAATTTCAATAAAAATATTTACAAATAATAGAGATAATGAGCTTTAATAGAACGAAATATGATAATTGCTCTTATACAATGGATTTAAAGACCAATGTAGATACCTTAGGTCATATCTTAGCACCCTATAGATATGAACATAAGGATAAGTGTATGCATGAATTAGGATTTGTGGGAGGTACTGCTGTTTCACATATACAAGGAAATCTTGTAGATTTGGATAGTGAGTTACGAGGACAAACCCGAATCATTACGAAATGTCCTACTAATAAATATATGCCAAGTAATACAAATGTGATTAATAATGATAAAACTGAACCAATTGATACGAATATGAAGCATTTGCCTAAATGTCAGGCTATTATGTATCGCTCCATTCCATTACCTCCTCCGATTAAAATAAATAATTGTTAATAAGTTTTTTTTATTCTTATTCTAATAGAAGAATAGTCAAATGCAACTTAATCCAAATGATACAAGAATGAGATATGATAAAAGCTCATATCAGGAACAATTAGAACGTTCAATATTTCCAGGTGTATATAAATTAGTTACTCCTCATAACGATTGTGATGATTGTAGTCAATATATGCCAAATGACCCAGAAATTCGATATCAAAGTTATGGTCATCACACCTGTTCTATGAAAAAGGCAGTGGATGATTCAAGTGAGTTATATGGATTAAATTATAAGAATTCTAAATGTAATAGTGATGCTTATGCTCCCAATAGTTATATCTCTACTGGATGTGTGCCTAAAATAATTGAGGATGTTCGAAAATGTAGCACTCCTACTGAATCTTGCCGTCTTTCTAATCCTCCTTGTACCTTAAAAGAAACTGGAATAAATCGTTTTGACCCCTTATGTTGGGATCCACAAGCTAAGGCATTGGAAAGTTTTGATAGAATTGGAGTTAATTATCGTATGGTGGCAAAAGATAATCACGTTCCTTGTATCGAAACGCCTGATGAACAGGAGAAATTTATGCCTATGAAAAATGCTGGTATGGATTATTCAAATGATTTAAATCAATGGGGACAGATGCATAAAGAGAATAGTAAATATTCACCTGGATATCCCTATGCAAGTGCTACTTTGAATTTAAAGTGTAATTAATAATTTAAGATTTTATTTAATTATTTTTATTTAATTATTTTATTATTTATAGAAAAATGGAAGAGGTAGATTTTAATTATCAGGATGAAGAATTGGACGAAATAGAATATTTCGAAATTGTCTCCTATAATGAAATTATTAAATTAAATCCTACCTTTGTCGCCTTCTCAAATGAAGAAATTACTAATCATCTTTTAGGTTTTTTTCAATCCACCATAAAAGCAGAGTGTTTCTTGAAGTTATTCAATGAAATTATTGATAGACAAAAAAATCCAATTAATACCAAAAATTTTATAATAGTAGCCGACGCAAAACGAGGCAATTTTACTGAAGTTTATGACGATGAAGAAGAACAACAAGAAGCAATAAAAGAAGGCTTTAGAATCAGTGATTTTGTTGCTAAAATTAAAGGTAGTAATAAAGAACAAGTTCAATTGGCCTTTAAAAATAAAAATAAGTTATGGTTCCCACTTGAGTATGATAATGAAAGCAATCGTATGAAATTTAATGCCAAGAACACCACTATTATTGATTTAATTGATAATGACAGTTATATCCTTTTTAAAGACGATGAAAGAGATATACCTATTATGGGTGTTTATTTCTATGAGCCAGTGGTTCAGGATAATAATAATCTAAATGAAAAGATTTGTAGTCATTTAATTGAAACAAGACATAAAGATAACATTCATAATGCTGATGATTATAAAGATTTTAATGATTTGATGAATAGTTATAAGATTAAATTACCTTTGGATAAAATCGACGAAGATGATTATCACTATCTATCTTTAAGTAACCTACTCAAAAGATTTAATTATGATTTGGATTATATTGATATCAAGGATTTTGATATTTTAAGCAACTATCTTAAAGAGTTGAACAAAAAAGAAAAGAAATTGGATGTTAAATATTCATCAGCACTTAAAAATAGAAAAATTCATTTGGATAATAATCGCTTCATCTTCTATTCCGTCTTAAAGAAAGCATTTGGATTAGTGGATATCACTCTTATGTCTGCTAAAAAACTTCAATCAGAACTTGAATTAATCAAAGCTCAAAAGGTTTTCATAGACCCTCTACCTCTTCATAAAGACCTCTCCGCTTTAATTACTAACATCAATAATGACAATTATAATGATATCATTAAGAATTTAAGAGATATAAGGAAAAATGTTTCAATTGATAATTGCTCAACAGCACTTGAAGGTTATTTGAAGGTTGATATGGAAACAGTAAAAAGACATTTTGAAAAAATTGAAAATAAATTCAATCTCCTTATGGGTGTTTATAAGGATTTATATGAAATTAGTTTTTCATTTGAAAAAGAAATAAAAGAATTTAAAATTGGAAATGATATTAAGAATTACGAAGGGATACCTGTGAATATTGACACAAACACTGAAGAGTCAATTATTCCTGTAATTGATGATGATATTATAGAAGAAAAAGATTTAGATGAACAAAAAGATGAATTAAATAAATATTATAACAATTATTATTTTAATTTAGAAAAGGGGTTTGCTCAAGCTTTAAGACAAGTATTACCATTTATAATGAAATTACAGGAGTTATGTAAACTACCTATCAATCTTATGATGATTACCAATCATCTCTTTAATCTTTATCGAGGTATCCCCGAGAAATATACCATTATCAGAGAGAAATATAAAGATAAATATGATGAGAATCATTGTAAAGAACAGGCATTAAAAACTGAGAAATATGTATTGGAGAGTGATAGCGAGGATAAGTTATTAAAAGAGGCAAATAAGGAATATCTCGAAATTATTAAGAATATGATTTATGATGTCATTTGTAAATGGTCAATTGAACTTCAGAAAGAATTATTAGATGAAACTTTATTATATTCAAAAGATATCTATTATATCCCTTGTTATGAATTATGGAATGAATATGGTGCTCCTTATAATATGGAAACTAAAGATAAAGATGGGGTTCTTTATTATCTCATTTGTATATTTGAAGATGTTTATAAAGAGATGTATAATTATCATTCATTAGAAAAAGATTTCAAAGCAACTATTGTGAAGAAAATAACTGAGAATTATGCAAATGACTTGAAACAATTTCAAAAAGATGAGGTTAAAAAGAAAAAGGAGAATAAGGGAGCGGAGGCACAAAAACGATTGGCAAAGTTTCTTCAAGATAAGAATTATACGGATGATAAGTTTTTTGAAGCCTTTATTCAATCATTGATTTATATGCCCTCAGTTAAATTTGAGAAGATTCATAAATACCTCTTAGGTTGTTGTTTGGAACAAATTGATAGTGACTTTACGGCTGACAAATTCTTCAAAACCAATCGCAAGGATTTGGAAAAAGCTAAATCTAAATTTTCAGGTGACAGAGTTTTAAATAAACAGAGATATTTACGTTTCTATTTATCAAAATCAAAAACAATTGAAAAACCAGAGAAATTTGGAGGGATTAAATATGAAAGTCTTAAATATCCCATTTATGAAAAATCTCTCGATAGTTGGTTTAAGACTTTAGACGATACCACAATTTTAAATAAAAGTAATATTGACGATATTAAAATAAGATTAGTTGCCACATATCAAACTCATTTAAATGATTATCTACCTTTATTTGATAAAAATAAAATTAAATTATTTAAAACTTATAAATTCTCCAATTATAGACAATTATTAATAGCCGTTTCGACTGTTCTATTTAGTCATTTAAAAGAAAAAGCTATGCCCATTATTTATAAGATTAATAAAACAATCGAAATGTTGGATAAATTAAATTCCATTATCAATGATGATAATGAGACTGATATTCATCAGATTATGACTATTATAGTGATACGAGCTATATGTATTCCTTGTTTCCCTGATATTAAAAAGATAACTAATTTATATTCCTATTTATCTCTTGATATCGAAAAGGATGTTTATTTGAAGATTTTTAGTGATATTAAAACCAAGGTTTTTAAGATAATGGAAGAAAATAAGATGCCTACATTAAAAGAACAAATTGATTATATTAATAAAATGCGTGAGGAAAATAAAGATAAGATTTTATCAGATTTAAATAAGAAATCGAGAGAGGAGAAAGATGTATTAAAGGAATTGAAAAAGATTGGATTAGAGGGAATGATGGAAGATGATGTTATTATTGATGTTAATAAACCAATTGACGATAATGATATGGATATGGAAGGAGAAAATGAGTTTTCATTGGAAATAGAGGATGGCGATATGGATAATTTTGAAAAAGATGATTTTGGATTTATTTATGCTGACTAATTATTTATTTTTTTGTTGTTTATCTATAATAGAAATGGATTTTATAATCAATGAAACTCCTTCAATGGATAATGTCTATAATTCCACTTATTATAAACAAACAAGAGATTATGAACAAAATTTAGCAAATAAATCTTATGAAAAAGCTAAAAATCCATTCAAAACTGGTGTTGTTCCGATGCCTTCTTATTCAGATATGTATATGGATCCAAATGAATATAATAATGTGAATAATAATTATGTGAATAGTTTAGCGGGCACCAAAATCCCTATTCAAGATTTTACTCACGGAAATATGCAACAATTCTTACGTAAAGGTGTTACACAACCTGTAAATTTAGATAACACCGCCACTTTCAGTGAGAAGTTTGGATATAACGATTTTAAAGCTCGAAAAACCGAAGTTGAGCCATTCTTTCAACCGCAAACCGATATCTCTTTATTAAAAGGAATGCAAGACCCTTCTGATTTCTTAAAAGAAAGAACTAATTTAACTGGTCGTCTTAATAATTATAATCCAATTCAAAGTATTCGTGTAGCTCCTGGATTAAATCAAGGTTATAACTCAAGTGGTTCTGGCGGATTTCATCAAGCCGATAGTCTTATATATGCTAAACCTAAAACAAAAGAGGAATTGAGACCCGCAAATGACCAACGCTCTTCTTTATTTGAAATACCGGTACAAGCACCTGCGAAAAGTCAAATAGATAAAAGAGGAGTTGTTACCCCTTTTAATAAAAATAGACCTGAAACTACTTATCGACAAACTGAAGAGAATTGGTTTAAAGGTCAATCCTATTTAAAGAAAGATACGGCAAGACCTGAGGAGAATCTTAAGGATACTACTCGTATTGGAACTCACAACTGTTATTATGGTTCTATTAAACACCAAGATGAACAATTAAATCCTACTGAAGATTATGGAAAAAAATCTATTTTAGTTTATAACACAGAAAAACACGAATTGGCTAAAGTTCAAACACCTGTAGCAAATCTTACCTCTATTGTAAAAGCAGTTATTGCTCCTATAACTGATGCTCTTAAAATAACTATGAAAGAATATTTTGTGGATTCCTCACGTTATTATGGAAATGCTGCTCCACAAATACCTGAAAAACAAACAACTTATGACCCTCATAATCATATAATGAAGACTACTGTAAAGGAAACCACTATTCACGACAGTGACCCAGCAAATCTTACAGGTGATAAAGAAACTTATTCAGCTTTATATGATGACGCAAGAACAACTGTAAAGGAAACCACTATTCACGACAGTGAACCTGGTAATCTTACAGGTGATAAGGAAACTTATTCTGCTTTATATGACGACGCAAAAACAACTGTAAAGGAAACCTTAATTCACGATGATTATACAGGTAATGTAAATGTTAGACAAATTTCTTATTTGGAAAATGATGATAAAATGAAAACTACTGTAAAACAAACACTTCCGGTACAAGATAGCACGAGAAATATAAATAATGTAAATTATAAAAGCACTTATGTATATGACCCTTCTATTGTTGCCAAAACAACTCTTAAGGAAACTGTTGTGTCTTCTGGCGGAAGTCAATTTGGTTTTATCAGTGGTTTGTTAAATAGTATTATCGGTGGTTATGCCATTAAAGAAGAAACAGCAAAAAATACACAAAGACAATATTCACATATGGAATATAACGGTGGACTTAAGAGTGCTGTAACCTTTGTTCCAACAGACAGAGATGCAGAGATGAATGCTGAAATCGATGGAACTCGTGAATTAATACAAATGAAGGCAGCACATACTCCCAATGGAGCTGGTAAATTCACATCTATAGATAAATCTAATATTAATATGGATGTGAAAAAACAAATAGATATACAGGAATCTGCTGAACCAACGCGAAATATCGGCAGAATTTATCAAACTACCCCATTAGCTATTACAGATGATAATATTACCAACCATTCAAAAAGAGATAATGCTTATGAAAAAAGATTAGATTCAGCATTATTAGCTCCCATTTATGATAATCCTGATGTTATTAAAATTAATCCTATTAAGATTGAATGTTAAAAAATAATCACTAATATAAGGGCAATAATATAAAGAGCAAGAAAGATGGATGGATTGAAGTGTGAAATCTTAATTAAATTTAAAGAATCGATGAAAAAGTCATTTCCTTCATCAATGAGTGTATCTACTAACTGATGTTGATTATAAAGAACCCACTTACAAATCTTATTCTTCACGTGATAAGGTTTCCTTAAAATGAGACGTTTATTTTTTGTGATGGTTAATGGTGTTTTAGCAAGAAGATAGACAGCAATTGAAGCCGTCGTAGGTTCAAGCATCATTGGTTTTATATAAAGCATTTATATAATCTAAATTTAAAAAAAATTTAAATCATTTTTTTTTGATAAAAAGACAAAAATTTGTCTTTTTTATACACGAAACTAAAGCTTTAATCTTCAATCGAAAATCTCAATTCCTCCTCGGCATCAAACTCAACCTCGAAATACTTATCCATCTCGTCATATTGCTTCTTTCCATAATACCAACGCTGAAAGTCAGAGGGTTCCCACTCCTCGTATTCCTCGGCTTCGTCATAGATAGGACCAACGGGTTCATAATCGTATGAAGTATCCATTTTGTCTTATAATCTTAAAATAAAAATAATTGTCAATTTTTATATAAATCTATCTAAAATAATAAAAATTTATTCATCGACGTGGAAAGACAAAAATTGTCTTTATACAAGAAACTAATGATTGGAAAACCCCAATTCTTCCTCAACATCCAGTTCATCCAAATCTCTTCTATTATTAGAAGGCTTCGCAGCATTCCAATACTCGAAATCGAGCGGCTCCCAATTCTTGAATCTATCAGTAGTCTCAACCAAATCCCTACTCTTATCAAAACGTTTCGCAGCATTCCAATACTCGAAATCGAGTGGCTCCCAATTCTTGAATCTATCAGTAGTCTCAACCAAATCCCTACTCTTATCAAAACGTTTCGCAGCATTCCAATACTCGAAATCGAGTGGCTCCCAATTCTTGAATTTGTCATCACATACAGAACCGAATGAATTATCCATTTTGTCTTATAATCTTAAAATAAAAAATGAATGTCATATTTTTATATAAATCTATCTAAAATAATAAAAATTAAATGTTGAGAGAATTATTTAAGGCCATTTCCACAAGAGACAGTCCCTATCATAATATTTATTATCTTACTGATACTGAAGTTAGATTTACTATCAATGATGATAGGATTGCCCGAGTTATTACTATTTCAGTTCGACACGAAGGTGATAAGTATATGGCCTATGCGTTTGAAAAATCACAAATTCAAGCAGTCTCGGGTAAGATGCGTGAGGCAGTAAAAGAAGTGAAAGGTCTTGAAGATTTCTGGAAATGGTTTAATTATTATTGTAGTGATTTAAGTTATTAAATTAAAGTAGGGTCATAAAAGATGTTTTCCATTTCGATATCAATTTCTTTGATTTGCCCTTTTGTTTGTTTATTATAAAAGGTAATGACCTCTTCGATTGTAGCAACGATAAATTTATCACTTATTTTATTTCGAATAAACCAATTATTCCTTCCTCTTTTTATCAATTTCAATAATCTTGGTTTTTTATCAATTTCCAATTTAACCCCATTACTTGTCTGTTTATATCCGATAATTCCTATTTCACCTGAATGTTCCTTTTTATGACAGTCCTCGCATATACAAACGAGGTTGTGAATTGCATTTTTATTAAAATTATCAAACTTACCATTTTTATTTGAATTTACTTGATAATTAATATGATGAGTTTCTGTACCTTTATTAATATTACATACCTGACAAATATCAATATAAATATTCGAATTATAAGTGGACTGTTTTGTGTTTACAATCGTCGTATTTAAACCCTGAAGTTCCTTTTTAATTATCTCTGCATTTATCATAAAAGAATGAGGCATATCTAAAGACTTGCAAACATCAATACCATAAATATTAGAGCCCTGACCTTCCTTTAACTTTCTCTCATAAATAATCTTATCATCAATAACCTCAATATGCATGTGATAAACCTTCAATTGTTTTCCTTCTTCTATCTTGGGTTTCAATAATGAAATAGATGTTAATTCGTGTAAATGACTGGTGAAAATAAAAGAAGCCTTTTTATTTATCAATTCATTGATTGCTGAAGAAACAATACAAACACCTGAAATAGCCTCTGTACCACAACAAATTTCATCACCTATCACAAGACTATTCTTATCAGCCCTTTGAAGGATATTTCGAAGTTCCGTCATTTCAACCACAAAACTACTCATTCCCTTATAAATATTATCATTACCACAAATACGTGTCATTATATGATTATAAGGATTATAGTTGAATGTTGTGGCAGGTACAAACATTCCCGCTTGTGCCATAATTATTGATAAACCAATCGCTTTCATAAATGAACTCTTACCTGATGAATTAATTCCATATAATAATATTCCTGATTGATTTAAAGAAACTTCATTACCAATATATTCAACCTCTGTGGAAATCCTTTCAATGATAGGATGACGTAAATTTTCGGCTTCTATATAGGAATTATCAGTAGACATATCTATTGTAGGCTTATAATAACAATAATCAAAAGCATTACGAGCATTACAACTATTAATATCGAGGTCAATTAGATTTTCAATAATAAGTGATAACCGTTCTTTATTTTTATTAAGGAATTCTTCTAAGAATTTCAAATACTCTCTACTTACATTACTTTGAATTTCATTGAGAGTGTTTTCTATGATAGTAGATGCTTCATTAATTTCAGGTGATAGTAATTTATAGGTAGAATTATTACTACTCAACTTTTTCTCAAATTTACTCATATAAGTTTTATTTTTCTTTAAAGCATTCTCAAATCTCTTTTTTGTAATGGTAATAAAAAAACCTTCATTCGCATTAAAATCTAATTTACAACTACTATCATCGATGGAACTTATGAATTCAACAATTTTATCCAGAAAGTCGAGTTTTTCTTTATAGATAATCATCAATTTATCAATATTTGGTAAATATCCAACTGTAAAGATATTACTCTTAATATCATTCAAGTTATATTTGGAACATTCATCAATATCCAGAACTTTTAATTCCTCCAAAAAGTCTCGAATGATTTCTATGGAACTATGGTCTTCAATGATTCCAAGAGCTTCTATTGAATGTTCGAGGGAATTAATAATAGAACCCCATTCACAAGGATTTAACTTTTTCAATAAGATTCGTCTTTTTACCCTCTCCAAATCAATAATATTATTCAAATATTTATTAATGATTTTAAATTTATTATCTTTAAGAATTTCTTCCACATTCTGATATCTCTTATTTAACTCCTCGCAATTATTAATGGGATTCAATAACCTTTCCTTAAATCTTCTTGAACCAAAAGCTGTTGAACATCTATTTAATATCTCCAACAGAGGTCTTTCATTATCATTATGACTAATGATATTTAATTGAAGAGAACTATTATATTCAATTGTGAGAATTTGTGATTGTTCCAATAATTCCGGTATATTCAATTCCTTGATTATTTCAGAATTGTGCTCATAAGCAAATTGTAATAAACAACAAAAACTTAATCTACCTGTGGTATATTTCTCCAAATTTAAAAATTCAATGATAGATAACATTGAATTATTCTGGAAAGATTTTTCAAGAATTCTATTTTGATATTCAAGTTTTTGTATATGATTACTCAACTCATAATTCTCCCATTTATAATGAATTAAATAATTGGAACCATTTATGATTAATGAAATTAATTGTTTATTTTTATCACTTATCTTATCAGATAATACAAGGATTTCTGTTGGATTATATGTCGTTAAAATTCGATAACACTCATCAAATGTAAATTGAGGGTCGGTTTTTGAAGCTCCATTTTCATATATAAATGACTTTCCAGTAGTTAAATCAACACCACTTATACCTACAATCAATAATCCTGAAATCTCCTCAAAATAAAAAACGAGGATGTAATTACTTTTCTTAGAAGTGATATTAATATTCGTCGACGGACTTATAATATCTGTAATCTTTCTTTCTGGATTGGGAGGTTGTGTAGTTTGGTCAATTTTGACTATGGTATAATTATTTTGAAGTAAGATTTGTAAAAACTTATCCAATGCATGTGTGGGAAATCCAGCCATTAGAGGATTATTCTTAGAAATCTCCTTAATTGACTTATTTTTCCTCGATATTTGCATATTACATATGTCTCCAATCTTATATAAATAGGGACAATTTTCAATTATGGAATATGCCTCATAAAAAGAACCTATTTGCATTAATATTATTGTATTATCACCATACTTATTACGATACTCATCACGATATTTGAGATATTCGTCAATAATCATTCTTAATCATATATAAATATTATTCTTATCCTTAAATATCCACTATGGAATCCAATGTTTTCTTATTTTTTTATGAATTCCTATATATGAACAACCATATTCAATTTTATCAATAGAATATTCAAATACATTTGATGTTTTCTTTTGAATTTTAAATGGGTCTATACAGAAGTCTTTTATTCCTTCAGTAGAATCGTGTCTCCATTGATTTAGATATTTAGTGTATTTACTAAAATAATCTAAATGATTTTCAAAATTTCCATCCAAATGAACATCGCTTTTATAACAAACAGTATCCTCAACGATATATAATCCATCGTCATTCAATAAAGGAAATAATAATTCAAATGATTTAAAAACATCTCTATTAACGTGCGACCCATCATCTACAACTATATCAAATGTGCCATATTTATCTGTTATATATTTAATAAATGATTCATTTGTAGCATCTCCAATTTCAACATAAATATTATTATTACTATCTTCGTATGATTTGCATGCTTCCCTAATATCTAAACCTATAATACAAGTGGAATTTTTAAAACTTTCTCTAAATGCTCTAATACTTCCACCGTTATATACGCCTATTTCTAATAATTTAATAGGTTTATCTCTATAATTCTTAAGTAACTCATTATATTGTCTCGTATAGTTATGAAAATTAGTTTTTTTATCTGTATCATATTTATCAAAAATTATATCCAAATGTTCCATAGTTATTAACTATTGATATTTTTATAATCCTTAAATATTTATTATTAATAGAAAGATGGATATAAATGAAACAGTGTTTTTAGTTATAAATCAATTAACCTTTTCTTTTATTATTTTTGGTTGGTATATCCTCTATCGAATAGGACTTATTACTTCTGTAAGCCCTTTATTTGCTTTATTGGTAACATTTATCCAATATATAATCATATTTATCCTATTAATAAAAAGAAATAAGATTCATAAAAATAATATCATAAGAATTTTATTTGTATTATTCATATTAAAGGTCATTCCATTAATAACATTCTTTCCTTATTATCTATATTTTACACTTGCTGATATATTTGCAACTGCGTATTTATATCTCATTTATATAATTATAGTAATTGCTTTTATTGAAATTTTTAATTTGGATGTTAATATAGGTACATTGATAAAGGATGATATTACAGGAGATAATTATGATAAATCATATTCCAGTAGGATTTATGATTTTACTTATGATGAAATAATAGCAAAAATTTTATAACTCATCATAGTTGGGAGGTAATAATGGTTTAAAATATTCCAATTGATTTTTATAACAATTTGGAAATCCCTCCAAACCTTGCCCCCATGCTCTTGTAGGATATTTACGTGCTAAAATATCATATCCAGAACCCAAATCAATAATACTTACATTTGGATATTCTTTTGATATCTCATTTATTAAGATTTTTGATGCCAAACCAGCAGCTATTAATAATAAAGAATCTGGTCTTGTTTTTAATATTTCCTTGATTGAGGTTTTAATATTATCATATAATCCATTAGCGTACCAGGACTGTTCCGGAATACTAATAAAGGTATCTGATTTGAAAACAATTTTCAATTTCATATTTCTTTCATTGGAAATGATGACTTTATTATAAGAGCTTTTTTGTATGGTGTCTACAAAATCAAATATATTTGAATTATTTGTATCGAAATGATTGTCGGGATAAACTAATGTATAATTAATAAATGGTATATATTTCTCCTCTTTATTATTATTAATCAAATAATCGTAATATAAGCTGTGATAGTATTCTATAATTTCGCTATGGTCTCGCCACTTACCAATATAAATATACTCATCACTACTTCTATCTGCTAATTCACATATAGCCTTTGACGTTTCAACACCTAATTGATGATTATATCGGTCACCGTCACAATTATGGTCATTAATATCATTCAATTTCATTGCAATATATTCACCATCTCCAAATTTAGTAAAAATAACCTTTTCCTTATTTTTTATTTTTTCAGTAATAGATTCTAAACTATCGATAATATAAGGTCGCTGTAATGCTTTATTAATATAATCTTCCTTACTAATGGTAATCATAACTAAATATATATATATATAAAGTTCTTTATATATTATTCCAATGAAGCACTACTCATTGAACTTAATGAAGAACCGTCGTCATCGCTATTAAAAGGGGCGAAACCAGTTTCAAAATTATCATTTATTTTGGATAAAACTTTTGGGTCTATATCATCTTTTACAAAATCATTATTTTTATTCCCGCCTTTTTCTTCTCCGTCGAAAAATGAAAATAGTTTTATATTAGAAGCTTTGAGATAAAAAAAGGTGATTGTAAATACCACATAAATTATCACAAATAGAAGTACATTGGATAATTTAAAAAAGGAATAAGGCTCTTCTTCATCTGGATTATTGGAGGCTTTGTTATACTCCAAATATTGAATAATTAAGAATATTATTATTGATACAAATAAAGAATTTAAGTAATATTCCATAGTTATCTAATTATAAAATAATGATTAATTATATATAAATATACGCATTAGTTATATATACAAAATGAAATTAGAATTGCGTAAATTCGATCCTTCAACTATCAAGAGTGATTCTGTCGTTGTTTTTATCGGTAAAAGAAATACTGGTAAATCTTATTGTATGAAGGATATCCTTAGTTATCATAAAGAACTTCCTGTTGGAATAGTAATCAGTCCCACTGAAACAGCCAATAACTATTTTGAGAAATTTATTCCAAATATGCTTATTTATGATGAATATGAACCAGCTATTGTGAAAAGATTTCTTGAACGTCAAATATCCATTAATAAACAGAAAGGTGACCAATTGAAGAAATATGGGTCGTCTGAAATTGATAGTAGAGCCTTTTTAATTCTCGATGACTGTCTTTATGATAAGAGCTGGCCAACTGATAAAAATATTCGCAGTATTTTTATGAATGGTCGACATTATAAAATCTTCTTTTTGATTACTATGCAGTATTGCTTGGGTTTGCCACCCATTCTAAGAGCTAATATCGATTATGTTTTTATTTTTAAAAATAACCTCATTAAAGAAAGAGAAAAGATTTATCATCATTATGCTGGTATCTTTAATAACTTTGAAACCTTCTGTACAGTAATGGATAATTGTACTGATAATTATGAATGTTTAGTAATTGATAATAAGGTTCAGAGTAATCGTTTAGAAGACCAGGTGAAATGGTATAAAGCCAAAGATGTGGATTTTAAACTGTGCTCGCCTGAGTTATGGAGTCTGTGTGCTCTGGAAAAGGAAAGAAAGGAGAATACACTCTTTTATGAAGACGAGGAAGATGAGGAACCTTATGACCCGAGTGTTTTTATGAAAAACAAAAATAAGGTCAAAATTAATGTGAAAAAGAAAAATTAAATATAATTAAGGATGAGTATTATCTATGATACAGTAATTATTGGTGCGGGTCCTGCAGGATTAGCTTTTGCCAATTATGCAAAGAAACATAAACCTAATCAATCAGTTTTAATCATTGAAAAGGATAGGGTTATTGGTGGGTGTCATAAGGTAAATAGAAAGAAATATCAGGATAGTTATTATTTTTGTGAACACGGTCCGCGCGTTTATATTGGGAATTATGTAAACTTCTTTTCGTTATTAAAATCGATGAATTTAAATTTCAATGATTTATTTATAAAAAAATATTCATTATTTAACATCATTAATAAAAGTGTATTGAAAGACCAAATTTTAAGTTTTATGGAATTATTAAAATTAACAAGGGATTTCATAATAATCATTTTTGATAATAAACACGGTGTTAATATGAGTATGTATGATTATATGAAGTTGAATGATTTTAGTGATGAAGCAATTAAAAATATAGACTTCTTATGTAGTTCTTTTGACGGTGGTGATAGTAAAAAGATTTCCTTAAATAGTTTTATAAGTACTACCATACAAACCTTATTATATTCCACGTATGTCCCTCGAAGACCAAATGACGAAGTTCTTTTTAATTATTGGCAGAGGTTTTTAGAAATGAAAAAAGTTCATTTTTCATTACAAACTGCTGTAAGTGAGATAATTCCTAAAGGAGATAAAATTGATATGATTGTTTTAAATGATGGAACAAAAGTAAAAGGCACAAATTATATATTTGCGATTCCACCTGCTAATTTAGCAGGAATCAAAGGTTCAAAAGAGGTTTTTGATATTACGGATGATTATGTGAATGCCACTGAATATCACGAATATATATCAATTTCTTTTCATTGGGATTATGAGTTAAAATTGGAAGATGATGCTTCAGTTTTTAATATTAAAACAGAATGGCAATTGATTCCCTATAATATGAGTGCTTTAATGAAATTTAAGGAAATAAAATCAAAGACGGTTGTTAGTTGTGCTGTGGTAAATACAAATGCCAAAGGTAGAGTTATAAATAAAACGGCAAATGAATGTAATGAAAAGGAATTGATTGAGGAGGTTTATGAACAATTACGATTAATTTATAAGAATATTCCAAAACCCACATTGGCATTTGTAAATAATGAAAAAAGAGGTGATAAATGGGAATCCAATGAGACAGCTTTTATTAAAGTTCCTAATTATGATTATTTGGATTTTTCAAGTAAGAAATATCGAAATGTTTATTGCTTAGGAACTCATAATGGAAAACAAAAGAATTCATTTACTTCATTAGAATCAGCAATCAGCAATTCCATTAAATTAGCAAATATAATCTTTAATAAAAAAGATAAGATAAAACGCTGTTTTGATATAAGGGATTTAATTATCGTAATAATTTCTACAATTATATTAATATTATTAATTAAATGGAAATTCAGTTGAGAGGAAATCAAGAAATTTTAAGTGATTATATTAAGAAAGAAGAGATGATTAGAAATGAGGATGGTGATGATACTATTAAAATAGTTACAGTAAGTGACGAGGAATCACCTAAAATTGAGCCAATAAATGATAAAGTTTTTATTGAAATTCCTGTACCTCAGAGAAATCCTTCAGCCTATGCTGAATTGGTAAATGTAACACAAGCATCTCAAACAGGAGATATGGAAGATAAGACAGATGTTTTTTTGAATAGAGCAGACCAATTATTAAAATTGATAAGTGAAAGTAAAAAGAAAATTGCTAATAACCTCTATATTGTTTCTGCTAAATATGATTTAATTTATTTTCGATTTAATCGTATTTCTTTATCTATATTAATAATCTCAACAATAATTACTTTTGTGGAAGCCATTCGATTAACAATCGTAAATTATGATACTCAGTATAAGGGGTCTAAGGTGGGTGAATATATATCACACGAAACAATTTCATTAATTATAAATGTATTATCACTGTCATTAAGTACAATTCTTACTATTCTAAGTTCAATTGTGAAATTTAAGAATTATAGGGAAAATATGGATAAATTGAAAAATATTCACGATACTTTGTTTAATTATAAGAATTTATATGATAAACAAAAGGAGTTAGTTAAATTTTTCAAGATGAGTAATTCACTTACTGATGAACATTATGAAAAACTTAAGGATACTATTGAGGGTTATAATAGAGATATTAAAGATATCAGTGTTTTTGAAAATATCAGAAACGAAGATATTCTTAAATTTAATAAAATAAAGGTTGCACATGATATTAAACTTCATAAATTAGCCACTGATAGAGAAATAGAATTACTTAAAATTACAATGAATAACAATAAAAAGAAAGAAAAACTCGAAGATGGTAGTATTAAAGCCAGATGTTTTAATTAGAATAAGCTAAGCCACCCATACCAGAGAGGATACGAAGGACGTTGTAATTGGTGGTATAGATATAAATTTCACCAACAACTGAGGCAGACACTGATAAAATAGCAGTATCAATACGAGACATATTTAAGGTTCCTGATGGTTGATGCTCCTCTGGTTTGATGGCAAATGAATAAACATTGATACCCTCGTGATAAGCATCAGGAGTATTCTCGTGATGCTGATAAGGTTGAACTAATGAGAAATAATTGCCAGTACGTTCAGCAAAACGGTCATTGCCATTGAGTTGTACCTTGGCCTGTGAAACTGGATTGTTACCTAACCATTGATTGTTATCTTTATTGCGAGTGGAGAAATTATTCCAAAATAATTCATAATTGCCAGAATTAGGAACAGTGGTATCTTTAGATGGTTTAACATACCATACTAATTCCTTACAGGGATGATTAAAATTCATTCGAATACTCTTGGTAGTATTAGCGCTTGCGATGGTGTCACTGCCAGTGAATTGTAATTGTTCAATTAAATACTCGTGAGATAATTGGGCAAATCGTCGACGTTCATCGGTATCAAGGAAAATATAATCAACCCATAAGTTTATATTAGTTAATTTTAAGTTATCAGTATGAGAAGCAGTGAATTGTAAATTAGTTAGAGGAGGAGCAGCAGGAGTTGTAATAGCAGTTCCATTTAAATCAACTAATTCGAAAGCTTTATCTGAATAGTTAGCTTTGTTATCTACGAGATTGGCTTTTGATTCTAAATCAATATTTATTTTTACTTCGTGATATTGAAGAGCTATAAGAGGGAGAGCGAGACCAACATTACGACAAAACCAGAATTCAAGAGGAACGTAAACGGTATATGAACGTTTGGCAGGTATATATATGGAATGATTGAATTTATCACCACCAACCATAGTATAATAACCATTGCGCTTTCCATAAGGTAATGATAACTCATTCCAGATGTATAACCATTCGGCATAATGTTTGTCAATACGTTGACCTCCAATCTCTAATTCAATAGTCTTTAATAATTTAAGCCCGAAATAAGGAACTAACGCCACGCCGTTATTTTGCGTATTAACAGCGGCTACGTCATTATCATTAGTAAAAGTTGCGCGTAAATAAACACGATTGATTAAATCACCATTTCGGGTGATTTGACAGGTCACACGAGAACCAAAAGCAGGAGTGCCATTGAAGGTTTGTTCTATCGCCTCAATCGCAAAATTGGTATGACGACGATATGCAGCTTTGAAGAAAGTAATTTGGGGATTACCAGTTAAATAAACATCCTGAGCACCATAAGCGACAAGTTGAAGAAGACCACCACCCATTTATGCTATATTCTTTATACTATAATAGGAGAAAAAAAAAGAATAGTAAAAATCTAATTAGAGTATGCTAAACCACCCATACCTGAAAGAATACGAAGAACGTTATAATTAGTGGCATAGACAAATAATGAAGATTTTGTAGCAATATATTTAAAACTGGTGACATCAATAGCAGCTTTATCGTAAATCTCTAAATTGAGAACAGCAGTATCAATACGAGACATATTTAAAGTTCCAGAAGGTTGATGTTCCTCTGGTTTAAGAGCGAATGAATAAACATTAATACCGGCATTAGAAGGAACATTTTCGTGATGTTGGAAAGGTTGAACAACATTAAAATACATACCATCGCGAAGAGAAAAGCGGTCATTACCATTTAATACTAATTTAGCACTTGAAACTGGATTTCTGGCATATATAACCTCACTATTATTTCCGAAAAGACCATCAAAATGTAATTTCTTGTAATAAGTTTCAGTAGAGGAATCACCAATTGCTATGGCATCTAATTTAGTAGTATAATTAAACCAGTTGTTTTTATTTTGGTCAGAATTAGTTAAAAACCAAACTAATTCCTTACAAGGATGATTGAAATTTAATTTAGCTTTTACACTTGTACTGCTAACAGTTTCCTCGCCAGTGAATTGTAATTGTTCAATTAAATACTCGTGAGATAATTGGGCAAATCGTCGACGCTCATCAGTATCAAGGAAGATGTAATCAACCCAGAGAGAAGCAGTAAATGTGGGACCAGTAGTTCCAGTACCACCAACTAAAGTACAATTAGTCTTAGACTCAAAATTAAGATTAATTTTTACCTCGTGATATTGAAGAGCTATGAGAGGAAGAGCGAGACCAACATTGCGACAGAACCAGAATTCAAGTGGAACATATAAAACGGAGGCTATGGATGATTTATTAGCAGTAACATCATTTACTTTGCCACCAAAAGCACCAACCATTTGATTATAGCCATCGCGTTTAGCAGCGGGGAGAGATAATTCATTCCAGATGTATAACCAGTGTGCATAATGCTTGTCTATACGTTGACCACCAATTTCAATTTCTACATAATTAATGACACGAAGACCGAAATATTTTACATAAGTTTCATCAGTAGTATTAGTCAATCGTAATTGTAAATAAACACGATTGATTAAATCACCATTTCGAGATATTTGACAGGTCACGCGAGAACCAAAATCAGGATTGCCATTGAAGGTTTGTTCTATCGCCTCAATCGCAAAATTGGTATGACGACGATATACAGCTTTGAAGAAAGTAATTTGGGGATTACCAGTTAAATAAACATCC